GTTTGCTCCTGGGACTCCGACGCATGGGATTCCAACACATCGTGACATAGTAAGAGTGTCGAGTTCACCTTCGCATACTCCAATCCAATCGCCTGCTCGTTCAATATCTAATACGTTATACATCTTTGTGTCTGCACCTACCATACCCATGTACTTAGGTTCAACGGCAGGGTTGAGTGAGCGAAAGCGTATGTCTACAATGCCTGACTTAGTTACATAAGGTATACTAAGCCTGCCAGTATACTGTTCGTGTCCTGGTTCAGGCTCCGCGACTACGCCTAATCGTGCCAACCGCGCTACTTCCAGAGTTATACCTCTGCTTCGAAGGTAGGCCTCTGCCTGATAGATGTTTTCCTGGTACTTTTTGGACGCTATGCCCAAGAGTTCCTTCTGCGAATTTTGCTGCCCCACGTATGTCACATCCTTCTTGTTGTGCTATGATTTGTAAACTGTTTCCTTGTACACCGCAGGCAAAGCATACGAATAAGTTCTCGTCTAAGTTTGCCGTTCCACTTTGATGTGAGTCACCATGAAACGGACACTTAAGATTGACTTGCCCATGGTCACGACGCATACTAGCACCGTAGTGTTCTAGTACAGCCTTGATGCTGGGCAAATCATTCACCGAATACATCTCCTAATCGTAATACTAAATATGAATCTGCTATTGACTTTCCTCTAGCTTTGATAAGTAATGCTGGGAGGACGGTGTCACGGTCGATACCCCTTGCTTCCGCATAATGCGTTGCTTCAATCTGTGCTTCTTTCGTCCACCCACTAAGGTCAATGGCGTTACCTGCACCTGGTGCTTTACATTCGATGATGCCAATGCTTCCAAGGAAGTCTTTGCGGACAACAACGTCGCCCTCATCTCGTGCACCTGTTCGAGCAAGTCGTTCACTATCGTATCCATTTGCTCGAAACCAATCTCGGATGTCGGTTTCAAAGGTTGCACCTCTAGCCTTGTGGCTTTTCCGTGTCGTCATCTACTTCGTATTCCTTTGGTAGTTCGAACTTCTCAATGACTGTGCGTAATCTATCTTCGTACTCTTTAGTTAGTGCAGCTACTGCATCTTGCCAGCCTTCGACATATGCTTCTTGCTTCATAATTTTTAATGTCTTTTCCATTAGCATTCTTTCTCCTCATTCTTTTGTTTGTCCAGCGAATATATCTAACGTATCCATAGGATACAGATGTTGTGGTGGTACGTACCAAGTTTTTTCATTATACCTAAACTCGTTCTTCTTGCATTGACTTCCGTGTGACCAACCAATTGCTCGGTATGGAGCACCTAACCAATCTGGTCCTACACGTCTTGTCTTATGGCGCATGCCGTCTGACATTAAGATATAGACCAAAGAGTCATCATCACGACTGGTATATCTTAACTTAGGTTGGTCGCTAAATGTATAGCGAACCTCACCAAGTCCAGGGATATCTAATTCTGTTTTCCATTTATTAAAATGTGGTACAAAATCTGTCTTACCAATCATGCGAGCGAATGCTAACTCACTACCAGCAGCAACAGCATGTTGCCATAACTCCCAAAGGTCTCCCTCTGAATAGTTAACATTCTTAGTTGGGTCTCCGAAGTACACCTTTTGTCTTTGATATCCAACCTCTACTGCGATTGCTTCTTCTTGTGGTGTCAGAGAATATGATGTAATCATACGTTCTCTGGTATATCATCAATGAACATGTACTCAGGATTAAAAGCAACCCATGTCATGAGTCCTCCTCCTGCGTCAGCTCTACCGTATCTATTCTTAACAGGTGCAACACCCATAGAAGTACCAACAACGCCGAGGGTGCATATAAGAGCAGGAAGTTGAGCAACCTTACCCTGAATAGCCGACCGCGGTTGACACGGGCTACCTTGGACAGCCTCCGAAGTGTGGTGTAGTACAACCACTGCAGCGTTAGTCGCTCTCGCAAGATACTTCAACTCCTTCATGATTGCACGCATAGATGCAAACTCTTCACCACCATCGGTGGCTACATCCATTAAGTTATCTACTACAATTAAAGTTGGGGGACAACCCCATAGTTCTTCGAATGCTTGCACCTCTTCGTCAATATCTTGAAGTGTTGGTGCTGATTCAAATGACCAGACAATGTGTGCACCTTTAGCAAGTGTTGCCTTAGTCCAACCATGGTCTGTATTCATCAATGCTTCAACGTCTGTCTGTGACTTACCTGAAATCATTGAGGCTAATCGCATAGCCATCGTATGTGCATTGGTATCTGCTGAGATATAAAGTGTTGGGACTTTCATCTTCAACGCTAAAGCCAGTGCTAGTGTTGACTTTCCGACTCCAGGTGCGGCTGCGAACATCGAAACCTCAGAGCGCCTAATGATAATCTTGTTACTTTCGAATGCCTTAAAGCAACTAGGGAGCGGTTCTCCACCAATACTGGAACGACCAACTGAGCGGACAAGTGTACGCATCCTGATTCATTCCCTTCTGTATAGAAAGAACGCAGCCACTTCTGTGGTGTACGTCGGTAGCTGCGTTCCTTCATTAATGTTTTAGTTTACTGGCTTGCACTGGTCGGGTGTCCCCTGTGGGGTTGGGCATGCCCAGAAAGCGTAAGGCTTTCCACTGGCTTTGCTCACTCCCTGTCGGAAGATTCTCGCTCCGTGTATGCACGTCGGGCTCGCTGTTCCTGATGGAGTTACCGCGCTTGGTGGAGGTGTAAGTGACGGACCCTGCCCCTGGCTGGGAGCGGAGGATGTGAATTGCGTAGTGCTTGGAGTTGAACTCGTGGTCCCCAAAGGGGCTGCGTTGTATGCACCGACAACCAATCGTTGTACGGCTGCTACTTGTGTTGAGTAATCACCGATGCCTTCTAGTAACACGCTGAGTTCATCAGCAGTATTAGCACGGATATTAATCATATCCCCAGCAGGTGTCTTGTAACTAACTTGTAGTTTCCATTCTTCCATTTGTTATCCTATCTTCGTTGAGAACTGACAGTGTGCTGTCAATCCACATTTATATTGGCAGTTGTTTGTGTTCGGTAAAAATATTCCAGCCTTACGAGCCTTGTCAAATCCTGCTACAAGGTACTCAAGTTTATCCTCTGTGTACTGCTCGAGGCTAACAAGAGGTGACACACCGTGCTGACGTGCCATCCAATAGGTCCCCCACTTAACATCGATACCAAAGGTCTTTAATATACCGACCTTGTAGAATCCAAGTTGCAGTGTATTGGTTGGTGTTTGCTGAGAGGTTTTCAAGTCGACGATTACTAGTTCGCCATTGACTTCAAACACCCTATCAAGAATCATCTTGACTGGCACGCCAGCAAATTCAGGTAACATAGCCAACTCAACTGCTGGTGCACCTTGTGGTGTCTTCCACAACTTCCAGTCAGGGTTAGCCTTACGCCAATCGATGTATGCTTGGACCCATTGAGGTCCAGTCGATTGCCAGAAGGTGACATCTTCTTTGTTTGGGTTAGCCTTAGTAGCACGACCACCAACACGAGCATTGGTTAGGTCCTTGCCTTCAGCCTCTTGTGCCCAGGCTTTCGCCCATAGTTCACTATTCAGCATGTTCTAAGTCCCACAATTCTGTAGCTGTATGGAAGGCAGAACCTCCCACTGACCAGACTGATGGCTCCTCAGGTACCTGAAGCAATCGCCCTAGGTAGTACTGATATCCACAGTCAACGTATGTACTGAACGCTGAGTAACTCACGTGTTCAGGTAATTCGTAATCTCCAAGTTGAATCATTCCCCAACTATAACACACTCAGGAATCAGTGCCAATAGGCATACCTGAGTCGCTTACTTACACGGTCAGATTCTATGTGTATAATTAATATTAATATATAATAATATAAACCCCCGAAGGGGGTTATTATATATATAATATATATACTATAGGAGATACTATGTTAGAAGTTTTCTTTGGAGTACTACTAGCCATCGCTGTACGTGATGTATATCTAGAACTGATTGAGCGATACAGGCAGTATCGATTCAAGCAGGACTTGAAGGCTATGGGTGACCTGCTTGAGGACATCGAAGCCGACGATGATGACATCAAGTAACATTTAGAAACGACAAAAGACCCCCCAACCTAGGGTGAATACCTTAGGAAGGGGGGTTTCTTGTTGCTATAGGCCTGCTAGGGCCCTTAAATGGTTACTCTGAGCCTTTGCCGTAGGCAGTCTCTTTAGAGTCTAGAGCCTTTAGGATAGGTGCAGCAAGTGATGCGAGGAATGCTGAACCTAATGCCTTAGGGTCTGTGATTCCTGCGATGTACATTGCTAGCACAGATGCGAAAGCTGCACGTAGGTATGTGCCTGCGATAGCAACTAGTTTCTCTGTATTCATAAGTCCTCCTTAGGACGTAGGATTTGACGCATGGACTTTGCAACAAGTGCAAACTTCAGTCTTATACGTTTTCTTGCTTGGCGATGGTGTGAGTACCGCCTTCACCTGATTGATTACCTTAGGCTGATTAAGCCACCAGAACCAAGGTGAAGTATCATTGCCCGCCCCATCATTGATTGAAATGTGTAGGTGCTTATTGTGCTTGTTGCTACCTGTGTATTCACGGTCGCCTTCTTTTGCACGCTCTGCTGACCAAATCTTTCCCTTAAAAATCAGGTACTTGACTCGCTTGTCTTCCTTTAGTTTCTGGAAGATGTCGACGCAGTCGATGCCATTCTTAGGGTCATGAGTTAAATCTACAGCAAGACCTGTGTTATGGTCGCTGGTTGGACTCTGTGCCTGATGTGCTTTCGACGGCAGAAGTCCATCGGATACTTTCAAACGAGAGGGCGCTATCGCTGTGGCTTGTCGAAGGACAGCAGTAGCGGCAGGTGTGGCTTTCTTGACAACAATTTTCATTCATTCTTCCCTCGCTGTAACATCATCTGATATAGGATTTCTACTTTTTCTTCCAGTCTAATGACGGAATCTTTAAGGCTTGAGCCTGAGTTAGGCTTGAGTTCGTTGAGGTAGTGCTTGACTAGCCACTTAACGGCACCAACAAAGCCACCTATAATTGTCAATACTGCAACGGCTACCGTTGCGTAGTCTTGTGCTTGCATTAGACTGTCCTAATCGTGATATCAATGACACCACCATATCCCGTGAAGCCACGGTCTGGAGGCGTGAGGCGGGTGAAAGAGATTTGTTCAATGACAGCCTGGCGTGACTCACCTGTGGTTAAGTCTTGCCATGTTACAACGTCACCATTTTCCTCAATGGATTCTAGTTGGGCAATTCTATCGAAGGCTCTACCTTCATACCCTACCTGTACGTTGTATCGGTCTGTCTCCACGTCATAGCAATAGACGGGGAATCTCATTACTCGTTGGCGAGGCGTAGCGATAGTCGCCTTAGCCTGGTAGCCCTTCATGATTGGTCCCTTAGTAGCATCAGTACCATCACGATATAGAATAAACTTGTAAGCCAGGTACTCCTGTGCTTCTTGTGGGTTAGATGTAGTTACTTCTACTGGTGGGACAGATGCATCGTATGCAACCACGTCGTACTCAGTGCCGTCAGCGGTAACTGTTTCAAGGGTCATAGACCCATACTCAAAATCACCACGCGCAACAAGGCGCTTGAAGTTCTTAGGCTCTAGCGTATTGTATCTGATGTAACCTGTTGTTAGGTACCCATTTGTCATTAAATCAGCATCATCTTCGATGTATGTTGAGCCAGGAGTTGCTGCTATAGCGGTAGCAGAAGTTACTGCAGTTGATGTAACTGTTGCAGTCACTGCACTTGTATAAGTAAATGTTGAAGTAGTTGCGCTGGATACTGTCCATGGGCCAGTGGTTGAGTTGAAGTTAGAGTCAACGCCTTCTACCCATACTGAACTACCAGCGGTCAGACCATGTGCAGATGCAGTTGTAAGTGTTGCCACACCTGATGTCATAGCCTTGTTGGTGATTGTTCCACCAACTGTTAGGGCAGTAGAAGAAAATACTAGTTGGTCAGTCTCACCTGCAAATGCACAGGCAGTAGTTACTCGACCAGAGATACCACCGTAGTATATATCATTTGCGTAAGCAAATCGAAGTGGTGATACTTCAGTACTTAAATCAATACGGATAACACCAGGTTCTCCAGCTACGCCAGTAGCACACCATACATAGTGGTCACGTGCAGCAAAGTCATAGACTGTCTGAGATGTTTCTATAATCAATGGGCCGTAGTTAATTGAACCATCTTGGTCAGAGACAGTTGCAACTCTGATACCCTTGTTAGTTCCGATAACCATATAACCTAAGTAGTAATAGATTCTATGAATGACTTCACCTACTGGCATTTCTGCTGCAGTGATTCCACTTGTAAGTGTTGGCATAACACCAGCAGTACTTAGTGTAAATTTAAGAATAGATGATTGGATTCCGCTGTAACCTGTTACGTAAATAGCTGGACCAGAAGCGGTAATGCTTGTGAATGTAATATCAGTATCGCTATGTGTATATACAGGAGATGGAAGAGTAGATGCCGATGTTGGTATTTCATATATCTTATTATTAATACACATAACAATACGGTCTTTAACATATTCCATTACTGCATTAGTCACGGTAACACCATTATCGCTAATCATAAGAG